ATATGTTACAGGGAAGTTCTCGCCTACTAATCTAGCGTATAAATATCGCTTGAGGGAAAGCCACTTAATCCGTGTTTCGTATAAAGCCGGGATCAATGCGTCCATGAATATACCGAGTAACACTCCTGACAGGTTGATAGAACTCTGCGGTTTTAATATGCAGAATTTTATACCTACTGTCTGGGAGTTGCTTCCTTGGTCATTCCTCGTTGACTATTTTTCCAATGTCAACAACGTTCTAGAGGCGTACACAACTGATGAGTAGTGTTACTTGGGTCTCGAAATCAACGTATCAGGCTAAGCTTAAAAAAGCTAGCGGGATTTCGCTTGACGTAGAGGCTTCCAAGGCATCATTCGGATCAAATTGGGTAATGCCTATAGAACAGGACGGCGGCAGTTTTCAGTCTGAAGTGTCCACTGTGGTGCGAAGCGCGGGAGGTATAACTTACCCCTCGCTTACTTTTTCGCTACCAGACTTGCCTATACAATGGGCAAATATGGCGGCGTTAAAGGCAGCACAAGGACGTATGCGAACTAACAAATTCTTGTGAGTTCGTTAACCTGTTGTTATCTCAAAGGACATTGTCGCTATGACGATGAATATTACTTCCCCCATAACGGGTGGAGCACAAACCGGCTTTACGTCACCTACCTATACGAATGTTGCTGATCAAGCAACAGACGTGAATATGAAACAATGGGCGGTGACTGCAGTCGGCGGAGCTGGTAATACACCGGTAGTGCATTCGGCTTCTTCGCCGTTTACAGTATCGGTTTGGAAGCCAAAAGCTTTCAAGGTGTTAGGTAAACCTAACCCCGTCACTGGCCTACTCCCGTCTGTGCCCATTAACCAGTATAAGATTATTGTCCGAAAAGGGACAATTCCTCTTGCTGGTCAACCGCCTGCCATCTCCTACGTCAAAGCCGAAATCGGCATTGCCGCAGGTGCTGACACGGCGAGTCCTGTTGACGTACGTGCCATGATGTCGGCTTTCGCCGGCGCGGTTGCCCAACTTTCGTCGGGTGCCGGTGACACTTCCGTTACAGGTCTCCTTTAGCATTCGCTAATGGAGAGGGCTGTGTTACTTGGGGAGTTCCTTCGTCCGTGGTTGATCGAACAGCCTAATAAGTTGTTCGTCTTCCAACAGGCTTGGGAGCTCCTTTTGTTCCACTTGATAGGAGTAAGCCTATGTATGTTATTACTAGTCTTCGCCAGAACCTGCTTGACGATATCGGAATCGATGTCCAGCCACTTACCAGTGACATGGATCTCGAAACCGCGCGGAAGATCTGGCTCGCCTCAAGCTTTACAAAAAAGTTTGTTGACGAGTCAGTTAGTGAATCAGCTGACGCAGTATGCCTTGACAAGTTTCTTGTTTCTAACGATTCTTGTCGGGCTTATTGCTATCGGCCGGTTCATATCTTTCACGATATTGTTGTTAATGAGATAAAATCCTCATTTGACGATGTCGTCTACCGCGGTCCAGACTTAAAGCTTGACCTTGCAAGTATATCTGCGGGTTTTGGCCTTGGGCCTGGTGCGAATATAGGGTGCGAGTCGTATGATTTCTATACTAAACTCTTTAATAGCCCTTTATCGCGCACGAATGATCGTCTATACCGGGAATACCGGTGCGCCATAGTAGACAATCCCTTGGTTTTGAGTGCCGAACTTTTTCGTAAGGCACACAAGGGAGACTCTATAGTGGCAGGAAGCCGTTTGTCATTCGTTCCTAAAACGTATGATGTTTCGCGATCTATCTGTACCGAACCTACTCTGAATATGTTGTTTCAGAAAGGAATCGGTGCTTACCTCGAGCATGAGCTGCGTAGAAAGTTCTCAATTGACCTTTCGAAACAGCCTGTGCTTAATCGTAAGCTGGCACGCCTTGGATCTGATTCTGGTGCTTTTGGCACCATTGATCTTTCTAGCGCGTCAGACAGTATATCGATTGAGCTTGTCAAGATGTTAGTGCCTGATGTTCTCTTCAGGTGGCTAATGCTTGCTCGCTCGCCTTCGACCACCCTCCCGGATGGACGTGAGGTTAAACTCGATATGATCTCGTCGATGGGGAATGCTTTTACTTTTCCCCTTATGACTCTGATCTTCGCATCCCTCGTCGTATCCTGTTACCGAGTTATGGGTATCAAACCACAATTCGGTACTAGACAGAATGGACCGCAGAACTTTGCAGTG